GAATCGGCCACCACCACCATTGGGTACGTCAACCGTACTGCCGTTGGTAACAACGCGGTTCTCGTACAGAATACTGGGTCCACCATTACGGGCAACTCCGCTGTTGCCATTGATGATACGACTGCCACTACTTCTACGTGGCCGATCCGTATTATTGATGTCGTTCCCGAGACGGCCACTGCTGGTAACCCCGGCTCCTACACGGAAGTTATCGTGAAGTGGAATCAGGGCATGCACCAGTATCTCAACCCGACTGGCGTCTAAGGAGGACTGGTTAGATGGCTATTTCACGCGCACAACTCCTTAAGGAACTTCTCCCGGGCCTCAATGCCTTGTTTGGCCTTGAGTATGCTCGCTACGGCGAAGAACATAAGGAAATCTTTGACACCGAAACTTCTGAACGTTCGTTCGAAGAAGAAACCAAGCTGTCGGGCTTCTCGGCTGCTCCGGTTAAGAACGAAGGTTCCGCCATTGCTTATGACAATGCGCAGGAAGTTTTTACGGCTCGCTACAACCACGAGACGATTGCTCTTGGTTTCTCGCTGACGGAAGAAGCGATTGAGGACAACCTCTACGACTCTCTGTCTTCGCGTTATACCAAGGCGCTCGCCCGTGCTATGGCGTACACCAAGCAGACCAAAGCGGCTGCGATTCTGAACAACGGCTTCGACACCGACTATGCCGGTGGCGACGGCCAGCCTCTGTTCAGTGCGTCTCACCCGCTCGTCTCTGGCGGCACGAACTCCAACATTCCGGCTACTCCGGCGGACCTGAACGAAACGGCGCTTGAAAACGCTGTTATTCAGATCGCGGCTTGGACGGACGAACGTGGCCTGCTCATCGCAGCGAAGCCGCGTAAGTTGGTTGTTCCGCCCGCGCTGATGTTCGTTGCTACCCGACTGCTGGAGACCGAATTGCGTGTCGCCACGGCGGATAACGACATCAACGCGCTCAAGACGAACGGCTCGATCCCGGAAGGTTACACCGTTAACCACTTCCTGACCGACACCGACGCTTGGTTCCTGACGACTGACGTTCCGAATGGTCTGAAGCACTTTGTCCGTACGCCGATGGCGACTTCCATGGATGGAGACTTCGATACCGGTAACGTTCGTTACAAGGCCCGCGAACGTTATTCGTTCGGCTGGTCCGATCCTCTCGGAATGTATGGTTCCGAAGGCTCGGCTTCGTAAAGTTTGGAGGGGGCTTTGGCCCCCTCTTTTCTTGAGCTTGGCTTGTGTACTAAAGTGTTTTGTATATACTCCCATGCAATCTAGGGTTCCGACTCATACTGACTGTCCTAGCAGACTTCGCAGAGACAGTATGGGCATGTGCTGCTACACGAGGATATATCCATGAGTTCGACCACATTTTCTGGCCCAGTTACTTCCACAAACGGGTTTGTCGGCGCTCTTACCGGCGACGTAACTGGTGTTCTGACCAACACTGTGCAGTCCCTGTCGGGCGCTGGCGCGGTTAACACCACGACTGGGTTCACCTCTTTTACATCCACGGGTGCCGCGCAGGCGCTGACGTTGGCTAACGGGACTGCCGGACAAGTAAAGATAGTTGTCCACACGGTAGACGGCGGTAGCGGTGTGCTTACCCCAACTACCAAAATCGGCTTCAGCACAATCACATTTACCAACGTCGCGGACGCGGTAACGCTCTGCTACACGGCTGCAGGATGGGCCATTGTAGGGATAAACGGCGCTGTAGCGGCCTGATGTTGGTCCTTAGCGGCCTGATGTTGGTCCTTTAAAGGTATCGTTATGACCATGCAATATGATGTAAAAGCTAGCAAACCTCTTACGTCTACTGGTTCTTTTGTAGACCAGACGGACACTAATATCGGGCGTACTCGCATTAAGGGTGTTTACTTGGTTGCGGGTGCTAGTCTTGGGTCGGTGGCAATTGCAGACGGCAGTGGGGGGCAGCTCCTTATCACGCTCAACACGCCTGTCAACACCAATGCCGGGGCGCTTTATATACCCTTACCGGGCGAGGGTATTCTCTTCCAAACGGGACCATATGGGACAGTAGTTAATACCGCCTCAACAGTTCTCATTTACGGATGACCCGGTATGGAAGCCCAAAAGGGGTTTGATCTGTCGGGGCGGAAGCTGTTCGTAGCTCTGCCTGCGTATGATTTCAAAGTGTCGCTCAAGCTCGCCATTTCTTTGGCGCGGCTGGCCCAGACAGCTCCGCAGCACGGTGTCCAAGTCCACATTGGTAGTATATGCGGGTGTTCTGTTGTCTCTAGAGCCCGTAATCTACTTGTTAAAGACTTCTTGGATACCAACTGCACGGACCTCATCTTTATCGACTCCGACATAAACTTCGACTCGGATGACGTGTTCCGCCTTATGGCTTGGGCTACGGACCCTAAAAAGGGCGTCGTTGCGGGCGTCCCCCGCGTGCGGGATGTGAACGCCGTCTACATTGCCGATCTTGATTATGACGAGAACAACGAGCTTACCATGAATGGCATGGGGCTCGTGCGCGGTAAGCGTGTGGCTACTGCTTTCATGTTGGTTCGTAGAGAAGTTTTTGAGGTTCTGGCGGCTAAAAACCCAGAATGGACGTACTACGATAAACGGGCGGGGCGTGATCTTTCGGCTATTTTCCACTTTGACGTTACTCCCGGGGGCTACATCGGGGAGGATTTTCTGTTTTGCGATAGGGCTCGCGCGCATGGGTTTGAGGTCTGGATCGACCCAACCATTAAACTCGGCCATATGGGCGTGCAGGAATACAAGGGGGACTTTGGGTCCGACATTCTCTACCCCATGGTTGTCCCTGCAGCGAAAGTAGCGTGATGGCTAAGACACCTGCATGGCAGAGGAAAGAAGGTAAAGCGAAAAGCGGTGGCCTAAATGCCAAGGGCCGCGCCTCTTACAATGCAGCCAACCCCGGCAAACCCGGTCTCAAGCGTCCGCAGCCTGAGGGCGGCAAGCGGCGTGACTCCTTCTGTGCCCGGATGAAGGGTATGAAGAAAAAACTTACCAGTAAAAAGACGGCTAGCGACCCTAATAGCCGGATCAATAAAAGTCTCAGGGCATGGAATTGCTAGGTGTTATGGTGACCCGCCATGGAAATGATGCTTTGGAATGTGGTCTTGACTGGAGTCGTTACGGTTATGGCCGCGCTTCTTAAAGGTAAGTTCGACGAGGTAAACCGGCTTGGCGTTCTTTTGAACCGGACGCGCGAGGAAATTGCCCGTGAACATATTACCCGTGCGGAAGTTAGCCGTGACCTAGAGAAAATCATGGAACGTTTAGACACCGGCATCACACGGTTAGAATCTAAAATTGATGCCCTTGGTAAGAAAGGTTAAAACTATGAAAAAGATGAAGAAATTTGGTCGCGGCGGTTCTCAGTACCCGGAAAGCGATCCGCGTAATCCGATCAATAGAGAAGGCATGGACCTCGTGCGTGAAGGCCGTGAGCCTCCGAGAAACCCGCCTATTCCTAAGAAGAAGCCGGTGAAGAAAGCCGAAGGCGGCGAAGTGGCTGCTGAGAAGAAGAGCGGCGGCGGTCGGAAATTTGACGCGGGCAAGTTTGCCTTGGGCATGTTGTCTCCGTTGGGTGGCCTTCTTATAAACGGAACTCCCCCGCCCTTGTTCAGTCTGTTGCAGGGTAAAAACCCATTGGACGCCTATATGACGCGCCGTCGCAGGGGGACAGAAGATGCTCTCATGCGCAGCACTGGTGCAGCCCCCGCTGCCGCCCCGGGAATGAAAAAAGGTGGTAAAGTAAAAAAGTACGCCAAGGGCGGGTCTGTTTCCAAACGCGCTGACGGTTGTGCGCGGCAGGGCAAAACCCGTGGGAAGATGGTGTGATGCCTGCGACTAGCAGGAAGCAGGAAAAGTTCATGCAAGCTGTGGCAAACAACCCCGCGTTCGCCAAGAAGGTCGGTGTACCTCAGTCAGTTGGGCGGGAGTTTACTAAGGCTAAAGGTGGTACAATGGCTAAAGAATCTAAAAAGATGATGAAGCGGGAAGTTGCTTTTATGAAAAAGAAGGGCGCTCCCAAGTCGATGATTAAGCACGAAGAAAAAGAAGCCAAAGGTATGGCGGATGGTGGCCGTGCAGGTATGCTTGCTCGCACTGCAGCACGTCGTGCGGCGATGGCGGATCGTATGGGTCGGGCTATGGCTGCCGCTCCGGTGGCTCGTGCGGCTATGCGTCCGGCGGTTATGAAAAAGGGCGGCAAGGTCAAAAAGATGGCTGGTGGCGGTCTCGCGGCTGGGCATAAGGACGCTGACGGTATTGCTCAGAAGGGCAAGACCAAGACCAAAATGCCTGCCATGCGCTACGGCGGGAGCTGCAAATAATGCGTGAGTCCCGGGGTATGGGTATAATTCGCTCTGGCAAAATGCCGGGGAAGAAGGTTATCCGCCGTAAGGATAACCCTGATAAGGTCGATGTGTACGCCAAGGGCGGTAAGTCCAAGGTGAACAAGGCCGGTAATTATACCAAACCCGGGATGCGCAAAAGTTTGTTTGAAGCCGTTAAGTCTGGTGGAAAGGGGGGCGCTCCGGGGCAGTGGAGTGCCCGTAAAGCTCAGATGCTAGCCTTGAAATACAAGAAGGCTGGCGGAGGATATAAGTGAGTGGTCTCTCGAAATCGCAACGGAGCCTCAGGGCGTGGACCAAGCAAAAGTGGCGGACGAAAAGCGGAAAGCCCTCCACGCAAGGTCCCAAAGCCACGGGCGAAAGATACCTCCCAGAGAAAGCCATCGAGGCGCTCTCCCCCCAAGAATATGCCGCAACCACCCGCGCTAAACGCGCTGGAAAGGCCAAAGGCAAACAGTTCGTCCCACAGCCTTCTACAGTGGCTAAAAAAGCTGCTGGGTTTCGGAGAGTGAAATGAGCAAGAAGTGGATTCAGGAAGCAATCAAGAAGCCCGGTGCTCTTCGTAAGAGCCTTGGTGCCAAAGAAGGCCAGCCTATCCCTGCTAAAAAGTTGGCTATGGCGGCTAAAAAATCTGGTAAAGTGGGGCAGCGGGCACGGCTCGCCATGACCCTGAAGAAGATGGGAAGAGGGCGCTAATATGGGTGCGGGAACTCCGGCGCAGGGCGGTAAAGGCGGTACTCCGGGGGTAGCAACTCAGGCTGCACAGAGTCTCGCGCCGCAGTATACAAGCATGCTTTCTTCCGCCCCTACGACGACGCCCGTCCCTACTCCTCAGGCTGCTTCGCCGCAGCCGATGCCGAACATGGCTCCCAACTTTAACTTTTTGAACCAACAGCCCTTTGCACAGCCTCAGACGCAACCCCAAATGCAGATGGTACCCCCATCCCCCGTACCACCCATGCTTAAGCAGTTTCCGCAGGATATGGGGTACGGTTACGGGCGTGGGTTGATGGCGCTTTCGCGCGGTGTTCAGGGTTCTGGCGGGTATAACAGCCCGTATGGTGCCACAAATCCGCAGCCTGCAGCCCAGTTAGGGGCGGCGTTGTCTAGCTATTTTGACCAGTTTAGGACGCCCAAATGACAACTTCGGGTACCGCCACGTTTAATATGGACCTCAATAATATCATTGAGGAAGCGTTCGAGCGTTGCGGTGCCGAGCTTAGGACGGGCTATGACATGCGCACGGCGCGGCGTAGTCTTAATCTTCTGACTATCGAGTGGGCTAACCGGGGTATTAACCTCTGGACTATTGAGCAGGGGTCGATTGCCCTTACCCAAGGGGATATTACCTACCCCCTCCCCGTAGATACCATTGATCTACTGGACCATGTTATTCGTACCCAGACCGGGCTCAACCAGACAGACATCAATATCAGCCGTATCAGCGTGGATACCTACGCCACGATCCCCAACAAGAACTCCCAAGGCCGCCCTATTCAGGTCTGGATCAATCGGCAGTCTGGTGCAACCTATCCGGTGGGTGGGCAGCCTGAAGGGACAAACCCCAGCACTGGCGTGGATCACCCCTCGATTAACGTCTGGCCGTGCCCGGATCAGAGCAACTACTACACGTTTGTCTACTGGAGACT